TAGTTTTATCAATGACAACTTTATATATGTACTTGATTGAAGATGATAAGATAGAACCACATGTACCATCTAATGCACAGCGTGGAAACTTTTGGGATGCAGAGACTAAGAAGTTTTACAAGTGGGATAAGTTAATGGAACTTAAAAAAGAGAGGGAACAAAATGACACAACATGATGAAGCTGTTGAACAGCAACGAGAGATACTTGAATTAGAAAAACAAGCTAAACAAATTGTAGCTATTGACACAAGGTATAAAGATGGGTTATGGTATAAACAAACTGTTGACTATGCTGATGGTCGAAGGGTTACAGAGTATAGAGACAAACGCAGAGCAACCATAGAGGAGAATAGGTATGGCGAAGACGTGGAATAAAACTGCTCATGTATCTGCTACACAAGGCAGAGGTAAAAAGACAAGTCAAGGTAGAGGTAATGTTGCTTTCTCTACCATGAACAAGAACAAGAAAAGCAACTTCAAAAAATATCGAGGGCAAGGTAAATGACAGTACAAGATTTAATAGATAATCTAAACACTATCACTGACAAAACTTTAAATGTTCGTGTGTTAGAAAACAATCCTAATAACTCTGATTATAATTTAGAAAATTATTGGGTAGATAAAATTGATGTAGCTAACACAGGACAAAGTGGATACGAACTACATGGTGAAGTTGTTTTAATTGGAGAAGCTTAATGAACATATTTTATTTTGATGAGTGTCCTACTATATCAGCAGAAGCACAGCCAGATAAAATGCTAGTCAAGATGCCACTAGAAACAGCACAGATGTTATGCACAGCACACCGAGAACTAGATGGTGATGAGTACGCAGATGCTAATGGACTTTACAAACGTGCATACTGGAATCATCCATGCACAATCTGGGCTAGAGAATCTAGCTCTAACTACTCATGGTTGTATCGACACTTCCTAGCATTAGGTATGGAGTATGAGTACAGGTATGGTAGGAAACATGCAAGTGTTGTCAAGCTAGAAGAACCACTAAGCAAGATGCCAGATAATATTACACACACAAGTCTGACACCACTAGCACAGGCTATGCCGGAGGAGTATAAAAATGAGGATGCTATTATTGCTTATCGTGATTACTGCATTAACGAAAAACACTACGCCAAATGGGAACGCAATAGAGCTAAGCCTATATGGTGGTCAACACAGGAAGCTGTTTAAATATTTTGAAATTAAGTATTGACAATGTCTTTTACTTATGTTATAATACACGCTTATTAAGATGAACTACTTAGCAGAAAGAGATCAATACAACACAGAGATTCTTACTCGTGATGAGTATAGAAAGTTTGGATTGTATATGACGGAACACTATCCAAATGTAGGGCATGTGGTAGAAAAGTTAGACGATACCTTTAAGGTTAGACTTAACGATACTGCATTAACATTTTGGGAAGAGATACTCACTGCTATTAGGGATTAATACGAAGGTATATTATAAGAAGTTTTGCCCTCCTTTATTTAACTTATAATATTTACAAGTTTCCGGTCTTGTGCCAATCTAAAACCGGCTTAACTTTTTTTAACCAAACACTTTACTTTCATACAAAAGTATGTTATAATGTGTGCACTTAATACAAACCGATGGAGGAAATAATATGTATGAGTATGTAAAAGGTAAGGCAATGTGGGCTAATATCACATCGCCAAACACGAGGTTTCAACCTCACAAGTATGGGCTAACTGTTCTTACAGACCCTGATACTGCATCTAAACTTGAAGGCATAGGTCTTAATCAAGTTAGAGACAGAGCAGGACAGCCTAAGTATGATGAACCTGCATTTACTTTTAGCAAGAGAGCTACAAGAAATGATGGCACTGCAAATGCTGCACCTAAACTTGTTGACACCGATGGTGCTGACATGGATGTTAGCGTAGGTAATGGTTCAGAAGTTGTTGTTAAGATCAAGCCTTATAAAAATGACTATGGTCAGTTCGCTGAACTCATGGCTGTTAAGGTAGAGAACTTGATAGAATATGTTGAAGGTGATTCAGATAATGAGGAGTTTTAATTATGATTATTACTATTAATAATGATGATGGCAACACCTCGTTTGATGTCAACAATATCAGTGATGATAATGTAAAGCAAGAAGCAACTGTTATTGTACAGAAAGTAGGTAACTTACAAGTTATCATAGAAGCTTTAGACTTTGCAAGTCGTACACATCGAGCCAACTTAGAAGAGTTGCTCAAAGATAGAGAAGAAGCAATCGTTGAAACAGAACCTGCTCGTAATGATAAAGGGCAGTTCGTAAGTGACGACCCAGAAACTATCGAGGATGAATCTAAAGTAACAAAAAAAACATAGTCTGTGAGGAGGGCTAACATGAATGATACAACTTGGGATAAGTTGAAACAACCCTGTCCACTTTGCAACAGCAGTGATGCTGTAGGAGTCAATCAAGATGGCTCTGCAAAGTGCTTTAGTTGTGGAGAATTTATGCCTAACTATGAACAAGCATGTAACGGAAAAACTATGACACAACCACAAACAACTCAACCAAAACAACCTGATAATGTAAGTGAAGGTAACTTCATTGCATTGACTGACAGAAAAATATCTCAAGCAACTGCACAGAAGTTTGGGGTTAAAGCTGTTCAAGATTTAAAAGGTCAGGTCATTAAACATTTCTATCCATATTATAATGGACACGAATTGTCAGCTACCAAATGCAGGAACTCTATTACTAAAGATTTCTTTGTACAAGGTAGTTATAATGACACCGGATTGTTTGGTCAACAGTTGTTTAAGGGTGGCAAGTATGTCACCATAACCGAAGGGGAGTGTGATGCTATGGCAGCTTACGAACTACTTGGTAGTAAGTGGGCTGTGGTATCCATCAAGCGTGGAGCACAAGGTGCAGTACGAGATATCAAGGAGAGCTTGGAGTTCTTTGATAACTTTGAAAACGTGATCGTTGCTTTTGATAATGATAAAGCAGGAAAGGATGCAGCAGTAAAGGTTGCAAGACTTTTCAAGCCCGGAAAGGCTAGGATACTCACACTTCCTAATGGGTTCAAAGACCCTAACGATATGCTTAAGTCTAACAGACATAAGGACTTCGTTGAATCTTGGTGGTCTGCTAAAGTGTATACACCATCCGGTGTTATAAATGTTACAGAGCAACGTGAGAAGTTTCATAATCGTGAGAAGAAACAAAGCATACCTTATCCTTATGAAGGACTCAACAAAAAGCTGTATGGCTTGAGACAAGGTGAGCTTGTAACTCTTACAGGTGGAACAGGACTTGGTAAGTCTAGTGTAACCAGAGAGATAGAGCATTGGCTTGTAAAACAAACACAGGACAATGTAGGTATCATAGCATTAGAAGAAGACTGGAGACGTACCATTGATGGTATACTTTCCATTGAAGCTAACGCTAGGCTATACATTGACCAAGAACGTGAGAAGTTTTCTAAAGAAGAACTTGATAAGATGTTTGATATCTTGTATGATGGTGAGAATAAAAACAGAGTATGGGTTCATTCCCACTTTGGCACCAACGACATTGATGATATCTTTACCAAGCTTCGCTTTATGATTATTGGTTGCGACTGTAAATGGGTAGTAGTAGATCACTTGCACATGTTGGTAAGTGCAGTACATGAAGGTGATGAGAGACGAGCTATTGATACTATTATGACTAGACTTAGAAGTTTAGTTGAAGAGACAGGTGCAGGGATTATCCTTGTATCTCATCTCAGACGTGTCGATGGTAACAAAGGACATGAGAATGGAATTGAAGTAAGTCTCTCTCATCTACGTGGCTCTAACAGTATTGGACAGTTATCAGATTGTGTTATTGCATTAGAACGTAACCAACAATCAGATGACCCTGATGAAGCTAGAACTACAAGACTACGTGTACTTAAATCAAGATACACAGGTGATGTGGGGATGGCAGCAAGAGTTATTTATGATGCAGAAACAGGAAGACTATCTGAATTAACTAACGAAGACATAGAGTTTGATAACTCTGGTGATGAGGGATTTTAATGGATTTAGTATTTGATATAGAGACGGATGATATACATGCCACAAAGGTATGGTGTATCGTTGCCCAGAATCCTGACTCAGGTGAGATATTTAAGTTCCCACCTAATAAGTTAGAAGAAGGGTATCAGTTTCTTACTACAGCAGACAGACTAATTGGTCACAACATTATTGGATTTGATATTCCAGTTGTAGAAAAGTTTGGAGGAGTTAATCTCAGTGATAAAGATATCATTGACACTTTAGTTTTATCCAGACTCTTTAATCCAACACGTGATGGTGGACACAGTCTTGAGACTTGGGGTTACAAGTTAGGCTATCCAAAGATTGAGTTTGAAGATTATCTTAATTACTCTACTGATATGTTAAACTATTGTGTACGGGATGTACAGTTAAACACTAGAGTACTACAAGAACTTCGCAAAGAATCAAAAGGTTTCTCACCTCAATCAATTGAGATTGAACAAGGTGTTGCTCAGATTATGAAACAGCAAGAACAAGATGGTTTTGATTTTGATATACAATCAGCACTTAGTTTGTTAGCAGAGTTAAGAGAAAAGAAACAACTGATAGAAGAAGAAGTACATGAAACGTTTAAACCTAAATGGGTAGACACAAAAGAGGTCACACCCTACATCAAGAAAGACGGTAATCTATCTAAGCGTGGTATGACTGATGAAGAATATCAACGTTGCTTAGATACCAACAACTTCAATCCTTTTATGCGACAAACTTTACAAGAGTTTAATCTTGGTTCTCGTAAACAGATTGGAGAATATCTTATTGACTTTGGTTGGAAGCCAGATAGATTTACACCTACTGGTCAACCTATTGTTGATGAGAAAACATTATCTAAGATAACTCACATACACGAAGCAAAACTTATAGCAGATTTTTTATTACTGCAAAAGCGTATAGCTCAAATTGATTCGTGGGTAGAAGCTGTCAAGGATGATGGTAGAATACATGGATTTGTTATCCCTAATGGTACGATTACCGGAAGAATGACACACAGAAATCCTAACGTTGCACAGGTTCCATCTGTTCACAGTCCTTATGGTAAAGAATGTCGAGCCTGTTGGACTGTACCAGAAGGACACAGCCTTGTAGGTGTAGATGCAAGTGGATTAGAGCTACGTATGTTAGCACATTATATGGATGATAAGGAGTATATAAATGAAATTATTAATGGAGACATTCACACGACTAACCAAAACTTTGCTGGACTTAAATCAAGAGATCAGGCTAAAACTTTCATCTACGCACTCGTTTACGGAGCAGGAGATGAAAAGATTGGAAGCATCATTAAAGGAAGCAGAGCAGACGGTAAGCAGTTGCGAGAACGCTTTCTTAGTAGTCTCCCAACATACAAGTCTCTTAAGGAACGAGTTGACAGAGCAGCTTCAAAAAATTTCCTCAAAGGATTAGATGGTAGGAAGTTGTACATAAGAAACAAACACTCAGCCTTGAACACATTGCTTCAAGGTGCCGGTGCTATTCTTATGAAGAAAGCCTTATGTATTTTATCTGGTAGGCTTAAGCTTAGTGGTACACCACATAAGTTTGTAGCAAACATTCACGATGAATGGCAGATAGAAGTCTCATCTTGTCGAGCAAACAAGGTAGGACAGATGGCTGTTGAATCTATTATAGAAGCAGGTGAACATTTTGATCTACGTTGTCCGATGGATGGCGAATTTAAAGTAGGAGGTAATTGGAGTGAAACACATTAAACAACCAGAGCTATTTGAAAAAAGAACATGTCGTATATGTAAAGCAGAAAAACCATTATCGGATTTTTATTTACGTAAAGATACTAAAACACCATCGTATAGAACAGAATGTAGACCTTGTCAATTAAGAATGGCTAATAAAGAAAGACATGTTATAGGTGGTAAAGAACATTTAAGAATTTTACTAAGAGATGCAACCAAAAGATCAGCAAAGAAAAATGCAAAAGTTTCTTTAACAAAAGAAGACATAAAAGAAATTGCAGTTACTCGTTGTCCAATTTTAGGAATAGAATTAATTATTGGTTCACAAGACTGGTACAACTCTCCTAGTTTAGATCGCATTGATAATACCAAAGGATATGAAAAAGGAAATGTTATTATGGTTTCACACATGGCAAACTCTATTAAAAATCAAGCAACACCAGATCAGATACTAAAAGTAGGTAACTTTTATAAAAAGTTATATGATAAAAAAGGAATAAAGTATGACAAATAAAACCAAAACCCTTGACACATTAGTCGAAGATATATATAATAAGATAGGTGTACTTGCTGATGGTGAGCATATTGATCTAGACCCAGAGACTATCGATCAGTTTGGTGAGTCTATGAAAGAGATACTTTACAAGTGGTCTCATCCTGAACCAAGAGGTGATGCAACCTTACGTATGTCTAACATAGGTAGGAAGTCACGACAGTTATGGTTTGATATGAAGTCAGAAGGTACTCCAGAAAGGATGCCACCTTCTTTATTCATTAAGTTTTTATATGGACATTTACTTGAAGAGATAGTTATATTTCTTATCAAGCTATCTGGACATACAGTTACTGATGAACAGAAAGAGATCAAGGTATCTGGAATCAAAGGACACATGGATTGTGTTATCGATGGAGAGGTTGTTGATATTAAGACAGCTTCCGGATTTGCTTTTAAAAAATTCAAGGATGGTACTCTAGCAGAGAACGATATGTTTGGTTATATGGCTCAACTTGCAGGGTATGAACAAGCACAGGGTACAGACAAAGGTGGATTCCTTGCTCTTAATAAAGAGTCAGGTGAGTTAGCTTTGTACAGACCTGATAACTTTGACAAGCCTAACATCAAGAAAAAGATTACAGATATAAAGAAAGCTGTTAAGTTAGCAACACCACCAGAACTATGTTACAGTCCTGTTCCAGATGGTAAGTCTGGTAATATGCAGCTACCTAGAGAGTGTGTATATTGCAGACATAAGTTTGAATGTCACAAAGATTCTAATGAGGGTAAAGGTTTAAGAGTATTTAAATATTCTAATGGTTTAAAATATTTAACTCAGACACCCAAGCCACCTAAAGTTATAGAGGTAACACAGATATGAGTGGAAGAAAATCAAAACAATTAAGACGTAAAGCAGAAGACTTACTCATAGAGTGGTTAAGAACTATGGTTCCAGATGGAGAAGATACATCTAAGATACACAGAAATAATCTGAATGAGTTCTTGCCAGAACAAACACACATCTTTGCTAACAATAGATTTCTTCTTAGTGCATATAGTTTACGATGGTTTTACAAACAGGTTAAACGGAATCCACAGCTAACGCTTGGAGACCTTAATGCCTAGAAGAGTACCTAGAAAACCTAGACCTAAAAAGATTAACGTACCTAAAGGGTATGACAGTCGATGGGAGTATGACATTCATTTAGGTATACTTCAAGACTGGAAACACCATTGGGATGTCATACAATATGTCGTTGAACATAAATACGAAGCTGACTTTGTTAGAGACATAGATGGTAAAACAATTTTATTGGAAGCTAAAGGTAGATTTTGGGACCACGCTGAGTACAGTAAATATATTCATATTAGAAAAGCATTACCAAAAAATACTGAGTTAATATTTTTATTTCAAAAACCTTTCTCTCCTATGCCGGGAGCAAAGGTAAGGAAAGACGGGACAAAAAGAACACATGCTGAATGGGCTGAAACAAATAACTTTACATGGTATAGCGAAGAGACTTTACCGAAGGAATGGAAAAATGAGAAAGAGTAATTATAAATTTAATGAAGACAAACTATTACAAGAGCTTAAAGGATACATTGATGCTACATACAGTCAGCATTATGCATCCGATAAATATCAGGCTACCGATGTTATTATTGATTCGGGACACGGTGAGGGCTTTAGTCTTGGTAATATTATGAAGTACGCTAAACGCTATGGAAATAAAGATGGAAAGAACAGAAAAGACTTGCTAAAAATCTTACATTATGGTATAATAATGCTTAACATTCACGACACAGAGAACTCATAATGGTAGATGATAAAGTAGGTATCAAGGAATATCTTGGTATAAAAATAAATTATAGTAACGAAAAAAATTTAGATAAGTTCAGCCTTGACACACTCAAGGATAGATATTTATGGGAGAATGAAACACATGCACAAGAAGCATTTGCCAGAGCATCAGTCTTCGCAGCCACCTACAAAGGTCACACAGATTTTGAATTGGCTCAAAGACTTTATCACTACAGTTCCTCTTGTTGGTTCATGTTTAGCACTCCTATACTTAGTAACGGGGGAACAAGTCGTGGTCTTCCTATTAGCTGTTTCCTCAATTATGTACCTGATAGCAGGACTGGTC